GCGGTATGGAAGCGGCGGGCCGGATTGACCGGGAAGGTCAAGGATGCGAGTAGGACGCTGGCTATTCAGCGGCATCCTGAAGTTGCTGACATGTTGGGGCGAAAGAAAGATAACGGGCGCAGCGATGCAATTCTGATCGCTGAGTTTGGGGGGTGAAAGAATGTTCAGGAAGGACGATGTCAAAAGGCTTGAGCGGATACTCAAGGATATGGATCAAGATGAAGCGTACAAGCAAAGTCGGTTTGGAGATCGAATTGCTGGCGGGTTGAGGTCGAGATGCTTCAGGGACGCAAACGCTATCAGGCGGATTCTTGAAGATATTAACAGATACAAAAATCAACAAAGGAGATGAAAATGGCAAGAAATTGGTACAGCGAGGTAATAGACATTCTGGATAAAGAGGGCAATTTCTTTCAGATATGACGCGAAATAGCAAAGAAGCACCCGAAGATGGTGGTTGAGGCAGCAAATAAGGTTTCTGGTAAATCCTGGCAGCAGGAATGTAAAGATATGCGTGACTCTCAGGGGCTTATCTATGCAATAAAACTTTGCCGATCAGTTACGGGAATGGGACTGAAAGAAGCAAAGGAAGCCGTTGAAGCGCTGTAAAAAAGCCGGTCAAGGGGCGAACCGAGACCGGCAGAGAAACAACCACATAAGGAATGATACCATGGACAAAACGAAATTGGAAGCGCTGTGCAATAGCCTGACTCTCTTCAAAAACAAGGAGGATGAGTATAAGCGGGCAAGGATCGAGCTGGAGGAAGAAATAACCGCCATGCTCGCAACCAAGGACGAAGGCACCGACAAGGCCGAAGCTGGCCAGTACCGCGTCACCGTCACGAGCAAACTGACACGGGTCCTAGATTACGAGGCGTATCTTGCTATCGAATCGGGATTGCCGGAAGGTGTGCGCTGCGTCCGGCTCAAGCCTGAGTTGGACATCAAGAGGCTGCGGGCACTGGAGATGGTTGATCCGTCTTTGCCGGCGCATTTCGTCACGACAAAACCGGCTAAGGCCAGCGTCAAAGTGGAGGTAATATAAATGGAAATCGTCAAGACAAAACGGAGCGCACCGCCCCGCATACTGATCCACGCCGACCATGGCCTTGGCAAGTCATCGCTCGCCGCCGCTGCGCCTGATCCTATTTTCATCCAGACTGAAGACGGGTTGGAGAAGATCGACGCGACCGCATTCACGCTGGCCAAGGATTTCGAGACGGTAATGGATCAGCTCACCTATGTCTACGCAGAAGAGCATGAGTTCAAAACATTGGTACTGGACTCTCTTGATTGGCTCGAAACAAGGATTGCCGAGCATGTATGCCGCCAGGCGAAAAAGGATTCAATATCCGATTTCAGTTACGGCGCTGGGTATACAGCGATGTTCGAGCAATTCGGAAGGGTGGTCAAGGCCATGAACGCAATCAGGGAGAAACGCGGGATGGCAATTATCCTGATCGCCCACAGCCAGGTCAAGACGTACCAGAACCCAATGGGAGCGGATTATGACCGCCACTGCATCAAGTTGAGGGACAAGAACGCCGAACTGTTCCTCGAATGGGCCGACCTTGTCGGGTTCCTGCATTTTTCAGTATTTGTCAGCACCAAGAAAACCGGCTTTGGCGAGACAACCAAGGCTATCGGCGGGAGCGACCGCGTCTTATCGTGCGCCCCGTCTGCGGCATACGTCAGCAAAAACCGCTACGGAATCACGTCAGACATCGAATTGCCTGACCCTGTTACCGGGTGGAATAATCTCATCTCAGCAATCAAAGGAGCATGACCATGGCAAATTTAGAACCACTTGGATTCAACCCGGCAGACGTAGCAGACATGGGCGACGGTTTCAAGGTCGTTCCTCCTGGCACCTACAACGTGGTCATCGTCGAGAGCGATGTGCAGGCCACTGCGAAAGGGGGCAAGATGCTGGTCTTGAAGTACCAGATCATCGACGGGCAGCAGGTAGGCGACACCGTTGTTGACCGGCTAAACATCGTCAATTCGTCCGATACCGCGCAGAAGATCGGGCTGTCGCAACTCAAGAATATCTGCGACGCCATCGGGCATGTGGGTCAGCTCAAGGATAGCGCACAGCTTCACGGCAAGCCGCTGGCCATCAAGGTCGTTGTCGAGAAGTTTGAGAGCAACAAAGAGGCCGGCAAAATGCTGGAGAGCAATAAGATTGAAAAGCGGATGCCGAAGCAGGCGGCATCTGTGGCGCCCCCTCCCCCGGCCGCCGGCCAGCCTGCCGCAAAGATGGCCTGGTGATTTGATATGGCCGACCTGTCATTTCTCGAAACTGAACCCGGCACGCTGCAGGCTATCGACCTGTGGTATGAGGCCCAACGCACGCACCGGGGCTATCTCGGGTTGTCACAGGCCGGCCACGACTGCCCCAGGTGGTTGTGGTATCAGTCTCACGGTTATACCGGCTCGGAGATCGAGGGCCGCGTGCTGAGGCTCTTTCAGATGGGCAACATGGTCGAGGATCAGGTTGTCGCGGATCTCCGGGCGTGCGGGTTCACGGTGCGCGACCAGCAGCGCGAGGTTGTGTTCACACAGGACGGCGTCAGACTGGTCGGCCATATCGACGGTATCGTGGAGGGGCTGATCGAGTCGCCCGCAACCCCCCACCTATTCGAGTGCAAATCTGCAAACAAAAAGAAATTCGACGAGCTGAAGAAGCTCGGATCATACCGCAAGTGGAACTCTGTTTATTTTTGGCAGCTACAGTTCTACATGCTCGGACTAAAGCTCACCAGGGCGGCTGTCTTCGTTTATTGCAAAGATGACAGTCGGATGTACCTAGAAAGGCTCAAACTCGACAAGGAGGCCACCATTGAGCGTCTGCAATCAATTTTTACCAGCATCTCTGCAGCCACCCCTCCCGGCCGGCTGTGCAAGCGGGCCGACGCATGGCAAGCCAAGTTCTGCTCTTTCTGCGGGCCGTGCTGGAACAATGGTGTGCGCGGGGTGCGGCAGGCGGGCGAGTGGTAGCCTGTGCCGGTCGTGCTTGAAAAAACTCATGACAAAGAGATGTAGTTATTAAGGAGATGTCATGCCGCATGAAATGGTTGGGTTCAAGGAATTGAAGTCGTTCAACGACCGCAAGCGCGAGGAAGAAAATTCAAAGTATGTCAAGGCTGCGGTCGATCACAAGAATACTATGGCCAAGATGAGCGATAAAGACCGGGGCCGGTGGCAGGCGTACAATTATGCCACGTCGATGTATTTGCTGGGGTTCTCCGGGGAGAGGGCGCTGTGATCCTCCGCGACTATCAGATCAGGGTGCTCGATGAGACGTGGGACGCATTGCAGCGCAAGTTGAATGTGCTGATCACTGCACCATGCTCTGCCGGCAAGACCATACTCTTCAGCAAGATCATTCAGCGATTGCTGCGGGAAAATCCGGCATTCCGGGCGCTGATCCTGGTTGACCGGGAGATACTGGTCACGCAGTCGGCTGACAAGCTGCGGACGGTTGCGCCGGAACTGGCGCTATCAATCGGAATTATCTGCGCCAGCGTGACCGCCGAGAAACGTACCGACAAGGCGGTCACTGTCGCCAGTCGGCAATCACTCGTCAACCGACTGGATGTGTTCCCGCCTGTGCAACTCGTCATCATTGATGAGGCTCACCTGATGGCCATCCCGCACGATGATGCGTTATTGCCTGACCAGTATTCGCAGATCATCTCCAGGCTGCGCGGGTACAACCAGAACATGCGGATGCTCGGATGCACTGCCAGCCCGTACCGGCTCGGAACGAAAGGTGGATATATCTATGGAGATCGTAACCGTTGCGATGCTCACCCGTATTTCGATGCCGTGGACTCCGAGATATCAACCAAGGCGCTGCTGACAGGCGGATACATCGCGCCACTGGTCGGACGGGTACGGATGGACGAATCGATGGCCGATGATCTGGCGAACGTGAAGATGGTGGCCGGCGAGTTCAATATCGGGCAGTTGTCGGATGTAATGCTCAAGTCGGTCCACATCAGGTCATGCATTGATGCCTGGAAACAATACGCCAACGACCGCAAGAAGACGCTCGCCTTCTGCGCCACAATCGAGCACGCCGAAGCCGTTGCCGCCGCGTTCAATGACGATGGCATAGGTGCCATGGCTATCCACTCAAAGCTGCCGGCCATCGTGTTGAACGATAGAATGGACGCATTGCAGCACGGACGGTCGAAAGTGTTCACGTCGGTCGCCAAGTTGACCACAGGAATGGACGTGGTGGATATCGATTGCCTGATCATGGCCAGGCCGACGAAGAGCACGGCATTGTATCAGCAGTGCCTGGGTCGCGGGCAACGGTTGGCTGAAGGCAAAACCGATTGCCTCGTCATTGATCTGGTAGGCTGCACCAAGGAGTTCGGCACCGACATGGATAACCTGCGGGTGGCTATCCCGTCATCATCTACCGGCGACGGCGAGGCCCCGGAGAAAGTATGCCCCGGCGACAACCTTGACGGAACGGTCTGCGGCCAGCGGGTCCATGCAAGTTTGAAGTATTGCCCCCACTGTGGTTATGAGTTCCCGACCACGGAAGCGGTCGAGGCGGCAGTAGGCACGCTTAAAAAAGTCGAGTTTAACACGCCTGCCGCGCCTGTCCCGTATGATGTGCAGGACGTTCAATACCAGATCCACGAGAGCCAGAAGTCTGGCAAGATGCTAATCAAAATCATCTATGACTGCGGCTATTATTCCCAGTTTAATGAGTACCTTTGCCTGCCTGATTTCTATTCAGGATTCGCTGTCGAAAAGGCACGCGGCTGGTGGGCTGACCGATCAGATGAACCGTTCCCGGCTACTGTAGACGAGTTCATGTTTTTGAGCGGTTCGCTTTCCGAGCCGGCGCAGATCATGGTCGTGAAAGATGGGAGGTTCGACCGGATTGTGGAGAGCAAATTCGAGCAGGATGAAGACAGCGAGGATGTGTTCACTACGTACAAGCCGTACTCGGAGATGACTGCGGAAGAGATGAATAAATTATCTGAGGAAATACCGTTTTGAACCTCTGCCAACACTGCACGCAACTAGCTGGAGTCGTCTGCCGGCAGTACAACCGGACACCTCCTGCCAACACGTTCGCTGAAAAGTGCCGGCACTTCGAGCGACTGGAGGATCTGACGGAAGTGCAGGCGTGCGATGATTGCCCACGGCACGACGAGGACCAGCATGGCGAGTGGTGCCTGTACTCCATCGAAAAAGAGTTTACAAACTTCAAGCCAATTCGAGGGGATCAATTTAAATGCCCGTTAATGTGAGTAAATCAAAGGTTGCGGAATGATTGATCTGGCGAAATTATACACATACGCCTGTGACGATGTGAGGCTCAAGCGCAAGGACCGGCCCGAGGCATGGATAACTGCCGACAAAATCAACGGGCAGATGTATCGGTCATACCCTCTGTTCGAGTTCATCCCAGGCACGCAGGGCGAAAGCGAGCCGTTGCGCTATGGCGATTTCGTCATTGATATTGACACCGGCGATCTGGCGTGTGCCGCAGCGATAAAGATCATCGAGTGGTTCGACACCGTATATGGGGTCTCGCCTGACCAGTGGAGGACATATCTCAGCGGGAAGAAAGGGCTGCATCTCGAACTTCCTGACGAAATCCTTGGAACCGAGTACGGGCACCGGCTACTCCCCCTCGGGTACAAACGGCTGGCGAAAGATATCGAGGGCGAGCTGAATATCAAGCTCGATACCAGCATGTACAACCGTGGCGGAGGGAAGCCTTATCGCCAGCCAAACGTGATGCGCGATACCGGCACCTGCAAGCGGCAAATCGTCTACTCGGACCTATACGAGATAACCGACGAGGACGAGTACCGTGCCGCCTGCTCCGAGCCGGGAGACACATGGGAGCCGGCGATCACTGAGCGCAACACCGCGCTTGCCGACAAGCTCGCCGCGTATCTCAATGAGACAGAGAAACAACAGGAAATCATCTCCAGGGCGCCGGACCTCTCCGACGATGACATCGACCGGCTGGCAATCGAGCGTCCTCCGTGCGTGCATGTTATGGCCAACCTGACGGTGCCGACCAATGGTGCCACGTTCAACGATATCGCCATCCAGTTAACCGCCTACGCTATCACGACGCAGATCACCGAGGCTGATTTCCTGGTCTGTGCGCGGACCTTCATCGAAGGCTATCCGTCAACCAGTCTCAACACGCTGGAGAAGCGGTATGAGAATTGCCGCGCCAGGTATCGCACCATGGCGGCGAACGGAAACCGGCATTCATGTGGCGGGGTGCTCTCGCTACGGCTGTCTGGATTCGAATGCAAGGAGTGTCGGGCGCAATCGCTGTCGAAACCGGCTACCACCATAGCCGTGATGGATGGGGAGGATCTGAAGGCCCGTAGTGTCACGCTCAATATACCCGAGGCTGTGCTCAACCCTGGAGGGCTGATATCGCTCGCTATGGAGGCGCTGCCCATGGCCGGCGCACCGGATATCCCACAGTTCAGTTTGCCTGTCGTGCTGTCCGTGCTGGCAAATTCCATCGCTGGAAAACTGATCCATGGCAGGGTATGGCCGAACGTCTACAACATCAAGGTCGGGCCGACCAGTCTTGGCAAGACCGATACCGACCGGATACTCCGGGGCGCAATTGATGAGACCGTGCCGGGAAATTTCTACGGGCCGACCGGGTTTGCCTCCGGGCCGGCACTCATGCGGGCGCTCGTCGCCGAGCCGAAAACAATCATCGTGATTGACGAGGCCACTGCCATGTTCCGGCGATACATGCGGGCTGACCCGGTATCGGACGGCATCAGGGACGCGCTGCTGGAGATATTTTCGGCATCAGGTGGAAAGATCCGCAAGGTCTACTCAGACTCCAAGCGGTCAATTGATATCGATTACCCATGCGTGTCGTTGACCGGAAACGCGACCACCACGATATTCGAGGCTATCCAGCAGGAGGATTTTACCACAGGCACCATCCAGCGGTTTGATTTCTGGTGCTATGATGGGCCTAGCCTCAAGAGGCCGGCTGTAAGTCTGGATTGTTCAAAGCTGACGCAGTTTGCCGAGGCCATCGCCAAGATTTACACGTCCAGCCCACCGGACCAGGGCAACCTTGCCGCACATCTCAAAGTTCCGTATTGCGTGCCGGCCGACCATGAGGCCAGCGAAGCGATAGATGAATGGTCCGACATCTGCACGGCACAGACAAACCAGCAGACGAGTGAGGGAGAGCGCGGGATCGTGTCCCGACAGTACTATCTCGCCATCAAGTATGCGTTGATCCATATGGCTGCATCGAGACCGGTTGAGGCGCTGTACCAGTCAATGCGGATTGAGGACATCGAATACGGCAAAGCGGTTGCAAAGATGCTGGCCGGCTGGAAGTTGGAGACACTGTTCAATCGAGTCAGTCAGGGAGATTTCCATAAGAGCTGCGAACTCTTCAAGGATGCCATTATAGCGGCGATGCAAACAGGCAAGAGGCCCACGTTTAAAGTCATGGCGAACCGGAGGCCGGCGCTGAAGAACTGGAAAATGAAGGACAGTCTGGAGGTAATCACGGTGCTTACTAAGCGGGGGGAGGTGGTGCTTGACGAGTCGAAAAAGCCGACCGCATATTACTTGGCAAAAGGTTGAAAATGAAAAGTACAGCCACTGATTTTTTGCTCCATGTACTTTCTGTACTTTCTGTACTTTTTGGAAAAACTGGCCTGTAAAAAATGTACTTTCCTGTACTTTTGTTCTTTGTAATAAATATAGTAATTATAATAATATATATATATTTAGTACAGAAGTACAGAAGTACAATACATATTAAAACCTATATATTTCTCTCTAAAAAAGAGCGTTTCTCTCTATAAAGAGAAAAGTACTGTACTTTTTTAAAAGCCTAACAACGATTGAGGACGAAATCATGGAATCAATGGTAGCATCTGGAGAGGCAGCAGGCATGAAGCACGACGAAGGAAAGCAGGCATGGCACGCCCTCCCTCTGGTGATTCTCGAACCGCTGGCAGATGTCATGGATGCAGGGGCCAGGAAGTACGAGAAGTTCAATTGCCTACAGCCGTTCACCAATGCCGATGAACGATTCTGGAACAGCACCATGCGTCACCTGGTGGCCTGCCAGATCAACCCGCTGGCTATCGATCCGGAGACCGGATGCTATCATGCAGCAGAGGCATGTTTTGGAATGTTGATGCGGATTTACAATGCTGCAAGACCGACAGATTCGGCTGAGGCGGGAAATCCTGAGCCGATGACGTTCGAGTGGAAAAAGGTCGAGGGTGGCACAGGTTCGATTTCCACCGGCAAATGATAAAATGTACGCGCAGCCATGCAATCGTCGCGTGGCGGTGGCAAATTTTGACGAATTAGGGGGTTTGAGAGATGGTTACAATAGAAATTGTACCTGAGTATTACCAGAGCACCACTCCGTATGTTGTGCTACGGGTAAAACAGAGCGAAAAGAAACTGGTGCAAGTCTTGATCTCTGATATCGAATCGGCCTTGCGGAAATTTCGCGGTGGAGATGCGGATCTGTGTTCGCCAATGGTGAAGCCATGGTAAAGCGATCAGCGATGGAAGGCGGGATGTTGAGTTACGATGAAAGCGGCGATTTTGTTGGATACGAGGACTACGCAAAACTGGCCGACCTGTGCGGGCGGATGGTGGACTTGCTTGGAGATCTAAAAATCAAGCTCAATGCACGGGCGGGGAGAGGAGAAGGCGATTGAATCAGGACTGATGAACACCGAGACGGATATGGTCTTGAGTGTGGTGAAACAGCGGGAGACGGGAGAAGAGCCGGTTGTCGGGCTGTACTTCCATAAACCGTCTTGCCAGTTCATCGACTATGAAGACTCGCCGCCTAAGCAATATTTATTTTAATTTTAAGGGGAAATCATGAGCGATATGAGAGGATCAGTGCTGGCAGAGGCGGTGGACGTAATCAACGGAGAGCGGCAGGACGTGTACGGGGAACCGGAAGATAGCTTTTTCCTGATCGCTGATTTCTGGAGTGTGTATCTGGGTAAAAAATACGAGGATGTCTGTCTTTCCCGCGAAGATGTGGCGATGATGATGACACTGTTCAAGATCGCCATGGAGATGTGCCAGCACAAGCGTGACAATGTCCGTGACGCTGCGGGGTATCTGGGGATTTACGCCGATATGCAGAGCAACGAGACGCCGAATCCTGAGCCGATGACGTTCGAGTGGAAAAAGGTCGAGGGTGGCACAGGTTCGATTTCCACCGGCAAATGATAAAATGTACGCGCAGCCATGCAATCGTCGCGTGGCGGTGGCAAATTTTGACGAATTAGGGGGTTTGAGAGATGACGGTATCAGAGTATGTGCAGATGGCAAAGAAAGAACTCGATGAGTTCGAGGCTAAATGGATAATCGGCGAAGAAAATGACAATTGGCCTCACGATCTCGACGAGGGCGAATGGTGCGACCAGGAAATGGCCGTTAGGTTTGGGGGTTGAAATGGTAAATAGATATACAGAGCGAGGACGGGGAGATATGAAAGCGGCGATTTTGTTGGATACGAGGACTACGCAAAACTGGCCGACCTGTGCGGGCGGATGAAATCCTTGCTTTATTTTACGTCCAGACGCTCTCCGGTGCGCGATGGATCGGTGGTGGATAAAATGATCAAAAAGGCGATTGCCGAGGCGGAAGAGGTGCTAAAATGAGCCAATATGATAAACTGGATGAGATGATTATCAAGGCTATCGGTCGCGGGGATAGCG